CGCGTGAACTGCTAGGCGTTCGCTAGCTTAACCGCCGCCACGTCCCAATCATGGCCCGTCAGGCTCCACCTTAACTGGTGCGCCTTATATGTGTGCTTGTCGTCGATCATCCCATTACGAAACTGCACCACAAGCCGAACACCCCGCGGTATCTGGTCGGGATACGCACCAGGGTTCTTGTGAAAGCCTTTGGCTGGGATGGGGTAGGGATGTGTCAATTCAGACGCCAGTATTTTGAAGCCTTGCCCTTAAACGGTGCCAAGTCCAATTCCGGCAAGTGCTTCTTGACTACGGCAGCATAAGACACCGCACCTTCGCGCTCCACGCAGGTTAGCTTGCGTCCCGCAAACAGCGCATCCTTGCCGCCTGCAAGCGAAACCATACTATCAAGCAGATCACGCTGGCGCTCCTGCGCAACTGCAATCGTGGTTTTCAAATCATCCCATTCTGCCACCATGCTGTGCGCCTCGGTCGTATCCAGCACGGCGCGCTTGGGGGCCAAGTGTTCGTCGGGGTTGTCGCGCAGTTCGTCCAGGTATTCGGCATGAAACTGGCGCAGGATAGGGATGTTAGCGCTAAGCCAATCATCGTCCCGGCTGATGATTTCATGGCGCGTGTCCTTAGGGCACCACTGATAAAAATGGCAGTGGGGCCGGTCAGTGACAAAAAGCTGCACCTGGATTTGGGCCGCGTAGTGGGGTTGCTCTGCAAGGCTTTTAAAGGGTGCAGGCTTTTCAGCATCCCGTAGCGAGTATGGTGCTTTGACTTCGATTAATCCGCCGTCACTGGTGTAACCATCTGGGCTAGCCCCTAGCCATGCATCGCCGTCTTCTAATAAAACGAAAGATGCGGGCTCTACTTCCAAGCCTGTTTCAAAGCGAAATTCAATGATAGCGCCAGCTTCGTTGTTTTGGCCGTGGCGGGTCGCGACGTTCCCTTGGAACTCACTTTCAGCACCCAAAGCATCCCTCACCATCCGCCTCATAACATCTTCACGCGATACAAAAGGGGAGAGCCCCAAGATGCCACCGACCGCTGACGCGGTGATCTTTCCCAGCCTCGCTTCGAACCAAGCTTCGCTTAACTGTTCCATGTGGTATCTCCATTTAGGCCGGGGCCATTTTCTTTGTGCCATTGACTATGGCAGGCTACGCAAAGCCACCGCACATCTAAGGGATGATCGTAATTGTCGTGGTGACCATGTATTCGCCCAACTGCGCCACACTCTTGGCACGCGTCGGGCTTGCTTAGCTTTCCATCTCGAACGGCGTTGCCTACGGCGTTTCGCGCTTTAGACTTTTTGGGAAACCGCTCTTTGTATTCTCTCTGATGTTCCAGCGTTTGACGTGATCCACGGTTGCGGTCGTAGGCCCGATAGTAATCAATTCTCTTAGAGCGATTGTCCGTGACATCTGACTTATTGCAATCTTTGCACTTATTCACGTGCCCATCTGCCATCCGTGGGTGCCGATAAAACTCGCTTAGAGGCTTATCGGCACCGCACTTAAAACAAGGCTTTGACGAGGCAATTTGTTTGTTTTCCATGGCCTCGCCTAACTTAGAAACGAAGCAAAGTCGATTAGAAGGGTATGCCGAAATCATCATCGTCTCCGAGATGAGTATCAACCTTTTTTGCCTTGCCGACCACAAGTTCCGTCCCTTCGCAGGGCTTCACATCGCGCACCCAGTTGCCGCTCATCGGCCCATCGCGGCCTTCCATTTCCCAAACTTCGACAGACAGCACCATTTGCTTGTCGGCAAGCGCCACCAGCAGTTCGTCGTCGGACGGTTCCACGCCTTTTGCTGCCAGCTTTCCGCCTGCCAAAGCATCGATCTTGGCGAGCATCCGCAAAGCCTTGTCGCGCTTGTCGCCGGGGTTCTTGGCGTTCGGGTCGTTATCTTCCACCCACAACTTGGTGAAGATCACCCGGCGCGCCACTTCATCCGGCTTCACCACGTCCCAGCGCAGCTTAACGTAGCGGTCGCCATCCTGCGTCTTGTCCCACTTGGCTTCCTTGATGAAGGCGCGAACCTTAGAACCAGCGGGGATGGGTTCCATGTTGTTTTCGGGCGGGGTGTATTGCTGCCGCTGTTCGGCAGTCTGTGCGGCAAGGTTTTCGCCGGTTGATACGCTCCAGAATGACATTATGCTTTCTCCTGTTCTTCGGCCTTCACGGCCTTGGCTTTGATGCGCTGCGTAATACCCAGCGCGTCGGCAAGCGGGTTTGTGCCTTCGGCGAACGGCAATGGCGCGGTGATGCCCAGCCCGTTCTTCGACACAGATGCGGCGGTGGCGTGACACACGAACTCACGGTCGCCAGTGCTCACGACTTTCTTGCGTTCGCCGTCATCGCCGCGCAATGCAGCCGCCAAGCGGACAAAACCCACAACGTCCACATCATCCACGAACGGCGCGATCGACTTGTTGTTGAGCCGCAAGGAATGGCGCTGATAATCGTCGGTATCGGGAAGCCGTATGGTTTCCAGATCGGCATGGGCAATAAAGATCACTGCCATCTGGCGACGTTCGTTCAATGCCCCTGCGGCCCTGCGGACGCGGTGCTGCATTGCTGCCAATGCCTGAAAGCCCGCGCCATAGCCGCCAAGCGCGGTTGACAACGTTTTGGCGCGGCCATCCTTTTCCAGAATTTCGCGGGTAAACACTTCTTCCAGCTTGGTGACGCTGTCGATCACAATCGTGCTGTAGTCATGTTCTTCCTTGAGCAGCGCCATCATTTGGTCAAACAGTTGTTCGCTGCTACCTGCGACGGGGAATGCGTCGGGAGTTTCCACCTTCTTGCTGATGCGCCCAACGCCGTCTTCGACGCGGATAAAGATGGGTTTCGGGAAAGTTGCGGCAAGTGAAGTCTTGCCGGTTCCTGCTTCACCTACGATCGTAATGACCGGAGGACGCGGGGCAGGCTTCGCAATTGTGCTAAGCAATGTCATTCGGTTTCTCCACATTGGGATTGATCGGCAGGACGATCCACTAACGCTGCGAGGCCTTGCCTAGCGGTGAAATATCGCTAAGGTCAAGCGGTAACTGACATAGGAAACCTAAGATGCTAACGACGCAAGAAATTGCTGAGCGGCTCAAGGACAGGCGGATACCCCTTGTCTCTAAGGCCACAGGCATTCACCATAACACAATCGCAGCAATCAGAGACGGCAAGACAGCAGACCCCTCGCACAGAGTTATAAAAGCCCTGTCGGACTATTTTGATGGGACGCCTGCGCCATGAATATAATCAGCAAAAAGTCGGCTTTAGAGCAGGGCTTAAAGCGGTACTTTACAGGTGCCCCGTGCAAGTATGGCCATGTTGCCGAGAGGCACGCTGCCAATTCCTGTTGTGTTGAATGCAATCAGGAGAATTACAGGCTTTGGAGCAAAAATAATCCAGGCAGGGAAAGAGAAAGAAGCAGAAAAAAAAGGGCTTCCGATCCCAAGAAATATCGAGAATATCACAAGTGCCTAAGGCTCAAAAATAGAGAAAAAGAAAACGAACGAAACAGAAAATGGCATGCTCTCAACAAACAAAAAGTTAGCCTGAGAAAGAAAGCGTGGCGGATGGGAAATCCAGAAAAAGCCGCCCTCTTGGATCGAGCAAAGGATGCGCGAAGGAGGTCTTTTAAAAAGCAGGCGTTTGGCAGCCATAATGCAAAAGATATTTTAGATTTGCTTTTAAAGCAGAGGAATGAATGCGCAGGATGCCGCGTTTCTTTAGCATCTGGATATCACGTAGATCACATAGTCCCCCTATCCCGCGGAGGCGGGAACGGCATTGAGAACATTCAATGTCTTTGCCCCCCGTGTAATTTATCGAAGGGCGCTTTAACAATGGAAGAGTGGCGCGAGAGGCAACCTCAATGATGGCTGACAAAGGCAAAGACAACTTCGCGCCCTTGATGCGTGAAGTCGCCACCCGCCTGCTAGGCAAGCCAACATCACAGCGCGGGCAAGAGTTGCGCTACGGTAAACAGGGAAGCCTCTCAATTGATCTGGGAAAAGGCACGTTCTTTGACCACGAAGCCTGCGAAGGCGGCGGCGTAATCGACCTTATACGGCGCCAAAACGGCGGCAATGCTGCCAGCGCCATGGCATGGCTTGAACATCAAGGACTGCGAGACACAAAGCCCCAAGGCAATGTGATCGACCGCAGCTTGCGCGGTTTCTGGGTGGCAAGCGATGGTTCGGATGTCCGCATCGTTAGCGAACCTGCCGAGGTGCACGGCGTCAAACTGAAGCCGGGGCAAGAGATTGTCGCTACGTTCAACTATTTCGACAGGGATGGTGCGC